AAAAATACCCCCTTGCCTTATTCCTATGTTTCTGTGAATCACCACAGTAGGGGCAACGGAAGTTGTATAGGTCTGCTTTCTTCTTAACAAACTTATCAAGTCTGCCAGATAGAAGCATTACGTAATGTGCATCAACAAATTCAGACAATACGATGGACGTTTACTACATCCATAGTAACAGGTGGAGATGAGTCTGTCAAGTTTCTTAGGACCGCTTGTCCGATTGGACTAACGATGAAAGATATAACACTAAGAGCACCAAATATAGTCCACATCTTTTTTTCCATGAGTCTAAGACGCTCATCGACTTTTCTGATATCTCTTTCACAACCTTTCTTTATCTCCTCTGCCTTACGATTCACTTCTCTATGAACACTATCTACTTTCTCAAATAATACTGCATCTATTCTATCTTGCTTGTCCAACTTCTCATTGTGAACAGCAAGTAACTCACCCATCTTGGTGGAGTTGTCCGATAGTTTATCTACCACCTTCTCCAGTCGTTCTAATATTGCTGCGTTTATCTCTGACATTACTTATCCACAGTTGCCTGTGCTCCACCTGCTCTTTGCTTCTTCATAAGAGATGCAGTTTTCTTTTGCAACTCCTTTCTAATTTGAACAATCTTTTGATTTGATTTCTGCTTCTCAAGACCAATCTGCTGACGAGTCATCTGCTGTTTCATCTGCTGATCAGCTTGCTCTTTAACATTCTTCAGATGCTTCTGTCTTTTATCCATAAAGAACTTACCAGCATCACCAGGTAAAATTCTTTCAATACTAATATCCCCACGGTATCTGTAGTTAATAAGCAAACGTAACTTCTGTCTTAGTTCTGCTGGATTACTAGCATATACTATAGTAGATCCTATTTCAGGAAGAGAAACTTTATATTGAAATAGACTTGACTTAGGGGCAAGTTTATTTACTGCAGTCACACTCTCTTTTACCTTTTTCTTACCATCAGATAATTTATTACCTGGTGCTACCAATTTTTTTAGATCCTTACGCTTTGCCCTCATACGCATGACAGGATCGAATCCAGCATTAGGTCCAGTTGCAGTAGCACTGCCACTAAACCCTCCTGTTCCTGCTGTCATCATTTCTTCGTTCATTAGAGTTTCTCCAGTTCTTCTTCTAAGTCAGGATCCACCTCTAAAGATGGCATCATTCCTATAGGATATTTATTCAAGTAAAGTAGTAGAGTTTTTAATAGACTCCAATACTCCCTCTCCATCTTAAAAAATAGTAAGGGAGTTGCTGCTTCACCAAAAACATTATAAAGTATGATTAAATGATTGATAATAAGATGAGTTCTTAAAGAACCTCCTCGAACATAACGCTTCAAGAGTCTTTTCAGATACTTGAAGCGTTTCATATCCTCATCAAAATCCTCCCTGGTCATACAGGAAGGATTCTCATAATGCTTAATGGCGAACAGAATGTAATTGGATTCATTCAGTTCGTCAATTAACATATATTATTATGCTGAAACTGTTAGTGTAACTGCTGTCAAACCACTGAGTACCAATGATGCTGCTGTTGAACCATCTGCTGTGTCAGTAATTGTACCACTGTTAAGTGAGATGTTACTTCCACCTAGTGTCAATACGTCATCCTCAGCAACAGTTTGAGATGCTACTGTGAAACGCTTCCTGTTTGCAGTTGAACCAGTTGCAGTATAGGTAAGAGTGTGAGGTCCACGACCACTACCTGTACCTTGGTTACCGTTAGCGATTACAACTTGAGGTGATCCAGCAACTGTTACCTTCTCATCCCATGTAACCTCAGCAGTAATTGTCCTACTACCAGCTGCAATAGAAGATTGTACAATACGAATCTTAGTTACAGTAGGTGCAGCAAGAGTTGTCGATAGACCACCAATACATGCTAACACTTCTGGTTGTGCATTAACATTATCACTACCACTGTTGGCAGTACCAGGTGCTACAACCCATCCTGCTGTGTCAGCATAAACTGTAGCTTTATTGTAGTCTGAGTTCTCGTCTTCTGGCAGCCATTTGGGCTTGTTGGTGGCCGAAGCTGCGGATTTTCCCCATAATGGCATGGTAAACTATCTCCGAATATATTCTGTATGAGTATTTATAAACTTAACTTTCTAGCAGTGCCTTCTGAAGTGCTACAACTAGTTCATCATCTACTTTATTACCAGTCTTAGCTGCTGCTTTCTTCAGCAACTTGATAACAAAATCTTTGATAACAGAATCAAGATCATCAGGTATCCTATCAACTGCTTTGTTGATGATACTGATCGCAATGGGCATTAAAAAATTGATCATTATTTTGTACCGAATAGGTACTCTATATAGCACCTTTAGGTGCCTAGACCTTTACCTTTCTTATAGTTATCTTCTCCACCATATCGTGCTACGACATCAGTATAATTTTGAGTGGATTTAAATCCTGCCTTCTTTGCTCTAGCAGCATATGCTTTCTTATCGTCTGCTCTCCTCTTATACTTTCCAGTACCAGCATCAGACTTAGCACCTTTAACTTTCTTCCGTTGTCCTTCTGGTTTACCATACTCCTTACGGATCTTGGTTTTAACGTAGTTAAGTGCTTTATCTTTACTACCACCCTTGTCGTAACCCTTCTCTTTCTTAAGACGAGTTGCTTCTTGGAAATTATTAAAGGTCAAGATCGAATTTTCAGTGCTCTCTTCTGTGCTTTCTTCTGAAACTTCTTCTTGACTGTCATAGGATTCCAAGTGCGGGTTTTTCATTTGCGGACCTTTCATAAGTTCCTTTCTCGCCTTCTCATTATTTTTCAGGCGTTTCTTAAAGTCGGTCTCTAAGTATGTATCATCCTTTTTCTTTCCTTCTGTTACTGGATTGCAATTGCAATCATCTCCACACTTATCATGTGATTCATGAGTGTTACAATCACAATCGCAAGAAGATTTCTCCATCACATCCTTAAGATTAGGATTGATCTTGACTTTAGTTTTTTTCTCGTTAAGTTCTTTAAAGCTTAGCATCTGCCTTCTCCTTTTCAAGAATAACGTTTTCTATTTCTTCAATAGAGAATAAATTAGACTCATATAGATGAGCAATCTCATCATAAGATTCTCCCATACGAGTAGCAAGTTTGTTTGAACCCTTTGATACTGCACGTGCAGTCTTACCAACTGCTTTCTTCAGACCACGCTTAATTGCACCACCAATTCTCCTCAGTAAACCTGGACCTTTCTTTTTCTCCCCGCCACCATCACTTCCACCACTATCAGGTCTGCTAGTAGTAGTGCTTGCATTATCACTAGTAGTAGTACGAGACTTTGCTACTTCTTTCTGCTTCTCTTTAGCAGCAGAGAACTCACCAGCAACTTTACCAGCAGTCTGTACTGCTTTCTTTCCTACTGCCTTAACACCTTTCTTAACTAGAGAACCTGCCTTCTTAGCAGCAGACTTAAGTCTCTCCATACGAGAAGGACCAGATTTCTTCTTAGACAATAACCTCTTACGTGCCTCTGATCCTGCGTCTCTTTCAGGTGCTTTCTTAGGTGCTTGTACAGCAACATTAGGCATTGCTGAATGCTTTGATGGTGCTTCTGTTAATACTTCAGTCTCTTCCAAGTGCTCACAAATTTCAATAAGATCTTGATCGTCTTCTGCTATCTCATGAATAGATTCTATCATGACATCGATGAGTTCCTCATCAGACATCGCATCAATCTCTTCTCCTAGTTGAGCAATTTCTTCAAACTCCTCATCAGAGAAAGCAAATGCTTCCTTCTGATAATGCTTCTTCTTCTCTTTCTTTTCTCTCTTACTAATCTTACCATCTACATCACTTTTCTCATACCACTTACCATCGCAGTCATCATCCTGCCAACGAGGTTCCTTCTTTTTGGCTTCCTTTTGGACTTCAATCTTTCCTGTTTTCTTTACGTCAACTTTACCGCCTTTAGAATATCCCTTGACTTCATCAAGGGCAGCAGTCATATCTGGTAGGTCTCTGAGATTCATTTTACTTAGCGTCCTTGTCCCTTTTATTTAGCTTGCGAATGAATTCACCTGGAGTTAACTTTCTAACATAGTTGTCAAGTTGATCTGTACCAACCTCACCAGCAGGTTTCCAATTAAAATACTTAATATCATTTACTTCTACTAAGTCTTTCAACCAAGAACGATAGATACCATCACGCTCATCAATAGAGATGACGTAATTGCTACCACGACTAACAACTTTAGAAACGATCCCTGTGTTCGTGTTCTCGACAAAACTTCCTACCTCAAATAAATTCTGATTAAAATATGCTTCACGAAGACCTTGAGGATCTAACCTAGGAGCAATCTCATACAGTTCATATGATGCTTCAGCAAAATCGTCAAACTCTTCTACTTGCATTGCTTGACGTAAAGTCATGTATAACTTTTCCGTACCATCTTTACCTAAACTCTTTGTCATTCCTTTACTAAAGGAATCAAAATCATCTTCTGCTGCTGCCTTACGAAGTTTAGATGCAGACATACCCTCCACACCTTCACCATCTGGATCTCTTGCTCCCGCAGAAACTACATTAATCTCATCAAATGTGTATACATCTCCGTTATATTTCTGTGCAAGACTATTAAACTCACTAACTCTATCTCCACCAACTACTAAATTTACTGAACTATATCCTTCACCATCAAGAGTAGTAAGAACATCAAAGATAGTTCTCATCTCTTCATTGTTTTGAATAGCATTAGCATGATCAGGATATGCTTGCTTCATAAATCCAATTTTAGTTCCTGCATCAAGAGGATTCTTCTTAGGATCTTCAGATCTAGATGGATATATTCTATACTCTCCTCCAGTAGACTTTGCCTGTTGAGCAACCTTGTTTAAAAGTTTCTCATGCCCAACAGTAGGTGGATTAAATCTTCCAAATGTAACAGATATGCTACCTTGATCGACCTGACCCTCGCCGCTTCCAGTTTCTTCTCCTCCATTTTGCTGCGTTGCAGTTGCTGCTTGTTGGGCAGAAACCTTTACTAGTTTACCGTCCTTAGACAAGTGAGTAACGTTGCCATTTATATCGGCATACTTACCATACCCTACATGCTTAAGTTTTAATTTCTCTGCTTCTTTAGAAGCGAAGGATCTTTCGGCTTCAGTTAGGAAAGCACTGAACTTTTTCATTCTGCCAATTCTTACTAAGGTTAAAGTTTGCTCTACTAAAGGTCAATCGATCTACAATTTTGTAAGGATTGGTTGAAACCGTAACGAACCCCTCATGTTGAGAAGATTCTCCATCGATGTAACATTCAACATTTCCATTTACAACAATCGCATCGAGTAGACGCTGTTTCAGTTGGAAGATTTTGTGCCACACCTTAAAGGTATTCACATTAACTTCTCCCTTATATTTAGCATCCAATGTATCATACATTTCCTGAGGATGCGGAAGAGTACCTTGTCGTACAAATGAATTGATATGTTTTGCTACTTCGGTGCGGGATTGTGGAACCTTTGCGACTAGAAGTGTAGGTAGTATCTTTGCTAGGTGTCTCCATCCTAAAGGTGGTTCTACTACAGCATTATT